TCCAATCTGGGGACTGAGAATCATCAATTACGGCCCATTCAGCATCTTGTCCTGGAATTATTGGTCCCCAAACCAATAATTGACTAATAGCCCCAGTTCCTTGTAATCCAGTTAGATCAATATTGGCGCGTCCAGCGGCAGTTATTGATCCAAGCCCCGATGTTCCAGCTAGCCCTGTTATAGATACAATATTTTGTGTTTGTATTGTTAAAGAGCCAATCGCTCCTGTTCCAGCTACTGTTGTTGGATAAATATTTGCGTCACAAGTAACTGTTTCATCGCCTTGCGCAACAGTAGATGCTGTACCACTAACACCAACAAGAGCTACACCATTAGCAATAACTGTACCTATTGCACCAGTAGCAGCTACTCCTGTTTCACTGACATTTGCATCGGCACTAACAGTTTCAGTACCTAAAGCGGTGGTTCCCGCTAGTCCTGTAACAGAAAGATTAGCTATACCTGTAACAGTTAAACTACTTACTGCTCCTGTTCCAGCCACTCCTGTTTCCGTAACATTAGCGACACCTGTTACAGTTAAACTGCCAATAGCACCCGTAGCAGCGACACCTGTCTCTGCGACATTAGCATCACAACTAACGGTTTCTGTTCCTAGTGCAGTTGTTCCCGCAACGCCTGTTACATTAACTGTAACACTAACGACTGCAGGTTCACCCCAAGGACCAGTGCCCCATGTGGACCGACCCCAACCAGACATAACTGGTTTACGCTATTCTAATAACAGCGTTACTTGCGTCTGCGGTTGGAAAAGATATTGTAAAACTACCTGCTGTACTTGTTTTGTCTCCACCAAAATCAAAAACTGCAACTGCTGGATCACCACTGGCTGTATCATTATAAATCATACAACCTCTCGCAGTGACAGTAGCTGTTCCAAAAGTCAAATCAGCAAAATCAGTGAACGCAGTTGTTCCTGATGATGTAGGGTTGACGTTTGTTAAAGCTGCTCCACCCGCAGTATAGTTCGTTCCTGATGCTTCTTGCGAAGTTGAGTATGCCGTAGTTGCTGCCGTCATGGTCGCGGAGCTAGTATACAAAGCAAGCTTAAAGGAGTTTCCTCCAGATGCTTTAAAGTTATGTGTGCCTTCAAGAAGTTCTTTCTTAAAAGAAGTACACATCGCTTGTGTTATAGCCATTATAGCCTCCTAATAATTTCCGCAAGGTCTTTATGTCCTTGCGCTTCTAATTGATTGCCTATCGTACACATGTGGTTTTTAATTGCCTCACGCATGTAATGAGCAATAATAACTTGACACGAATTTCTGAAGGCATGGGCTTGCGCTTTGATTGGTTCCGGCGCTGTGTCGCTCACCGAAACCAATTTATTAGTAGCCATTTCAGCAACTTCTTCTACTGTATGGCCTCTACCATGTGTTGTTTTTACTCCAAGGTTTCCTATGGAGATTTTAAATGAATCAGTTTCCATTAATATTTCTCTGGTTCTGGTGGACCAACAATATCCTGTCTTCCCGAAAGTCCTGTAAGTGGTTTCTCTTTTAAAACTTCTGAAAGGTTTCCAACAACTAGTTCACCTTTGTCTAAATATACCACAGGTGGATCATCAAGCCTATGGTATCCATATAATTTTTCTTTTGTAGACACGTTAGTATCTAGTAACGAAGAGCTTGGTGCAATCGCAACATCTATTCCTTTTTGAATACATTTAGACAACCAAAACTCGCAGCACGCTCGCCCCATTTCTCCAAAATGCACGTTGGTTTTATATGTAAAATCTGCTCCAAACATGTTGATAGATCCTACTTCTTGATACAACGCATAAGCAATGGCGTATGCAATTGAGTTATTAAAATAAGCGCACCCTGTTTTTTGAATGACTTCTTCTAAAGGATATAAAACAATTCCAGGAACGCGGTTGTCTTCTACACAAGAATAAATTGGAATGTCTAGTCTTGGCAGTGTTCTGCGCATAACGTGGGTTTGAGGTCCTGCATCAAAAGTGTCAAAAAACCTTGTTGCCGGATCCATAATAAAAGCTCTGTCTGGATTTATAACAGCGGACATTGAGCCTATGGCCCAAACTTCGTCGTATTCTTGACTATGGCTAATGGACAAATGATAGTCTAATTGACTTCTGCCCATGGCAACTATGGCAATCTTCTTGCCTTTTAGTTTGTTTTCTAACATTTATTGTTGTTGTTGTTTAGGAGAGACAAAACCTCTTGGTCTGTCAAAACGGTTTTCGTCTCTTGTAGCCCTTCCTTCCATTAAAGTTATCGCGTTTGCCAAAGCATTTTGAAAACGCTGTTCAAACATATTTGTTTCGTTTAAGTCTTGCTTCATAAAAATGCTGGCTTCTACTAAACTTCCGTACAACAATAAATTAGGTGTATTGGTGGAAACCCAAGTTGTTCCACTGTCTCCTTTAGTTGTCAAAGACGCTGGCTCATATAGGTAATGCAGTTCAAAAGTCAAGTTTGCGTTTGGCGCTGGCGCCAAAATAAATGTGTCGTCATCAAATTGTCCGTAATATTTAGGCACTCCCGTTGTTGCTGCTGATTTTATATAGCTTCTCATAAAACTTGGGTGTTTGAGTAAAAGGTATGTGTAGTTATTACTGCTGTCTAAAACAGCTAAACTTAAAGGTGCAACAAAATCTGTCGGCGCAGAAAGATAAGTGTTTCCAGAAGCGGCCGTGCCTGTAACGTTTTTGCGAAAAACATTTAATTCAATTGTGTTGAATATACGGTTTTCCGCTTCTTGAATAAATGTATCGAGCGTATTAACAAAAGTAGTTTCAGAATTGTCCATGTAATTCTGAATCGATGTCTTTAATCCACTGTATGTAAAACTCATGTTGTTGGTCCCGCCGTTGTTGTAGAACCGCCACCGCTAACGTTTCCCGTTGTTGCGGTCCCGGTTGAAGTAAATTTATAATTGTTGTCATCTACAACCGTTATTGTATATCCACTTGAAGCCTCAAGTACAGTGGTTGTTATTCCGTCAAAAGCTTCGGTTTTACGAAAACGAACCGTGTCCCCGGTTGTTCTATTGTGCTTAAACTCGGTGGCTTGAACAATTGCGTTTTCTCCAGAGGCAAGTGCTCGAAAAGGGTTTAAGGGCAAAAGCGTCTGAGCAGGTCCTACCGAAACAAAACCACCGCCACCTCTTGTAGCACTGTCCGCGGTTCCCGAAGAAACGCTAAAGCTATAGGTGTCTGTGTTTATAACTGTAATTGAATAACCGTCAGGGTCTTCTAAAGCAGACGAAGAGAGCCCAGCAAAAGGAGAAGTTCCTCTAAACCTAACTTTGTCTCCCGTTGTTCTTCCATGGTCGTCCTCAAAAACAGTTACTACAGCACTACTGGCTGTAGATAAAAAGGGGTTGTTTGTCAATAAGGCTTCTGCAACCGGCTCAGTTCTAGCGGGTCTTGGATTTCTTATTGCTTCTGCATCAGGGGAGAAATGCGGAGGGTTTAGTTGAGGTTGTTTAGGTTCCCACTGATCGGGGCCAACCAAAAAACCATCCCAAGTCATTTTCATGTCTCTTAAACGATAACGAAAACCCGATATGTCGCATATTCCATAAGCTCTTTTTCCACTTGCAAACGCCATTATATAACTGTCCTAGATGGAAGAAAACGAGAACTTACAGTGTCTATGTTTTCTAAAGAAGCTCTTTGCCATTCTTCATCGTACACCTGTTTTAAAAGTTGTATTCTTTCAGGCGCTCTTTTCATGGCAACATAGTACGCAAGACCTGCAACCATAGCGGGGAGAAACTGGAAAGTGATTTCTAGTGTGTTTGTAAACACGCCCGCGTCTTGTATTCTCGTAAGTGCATAATACCTAAAGACATCGGTTGAGTTTTCAGGTGCTGGATACAAATACAGTTTAGGTGTTATAGATCTTTCTACATAAAACTGAGTTGGCCTCGCTTTTATGCTTTTATCTGGCAAATAATGATAATCGCTTCTGCTAATTCTATTTACTTGATAATCAGTTGTGGTGCTTCCAGAAGTGGTTCTAATAACCGCTGACAAAACATTTACTAAGTCGACGTCAAGATCATAACTAGCGGTGCCCTCTGTTAAAGACTCCGTTCTTTCTTCTATAACCCAAAGATTAAGCCCTCTGTTTGACCAATCGGCAAACATAAGGTTTAAAGAACGCCTAGCTGTTTCTAAATCATAGCCCGTTCTAAGTTCCAGACCACAACGTTCAAAAGCTTCTTCGATTAACTCATCAACGTTCAGGTCAAACGCGGTTGTCCCTGAAGTTGCCATGATTACGGCCTACGGTCTTTTTTCTTATAAGAAGTTTCCATTCCCATTACGCCACCGCCTCCCATGTAGCCCGGGATTTTTTCGCCCTTCTTATAGCCTTTAACTTTTTTGCCGCCTGTGTAGCCGGAGCCTTCTTGGGTCCAGTCTTGGCCTTCTCGTATCATTTCTCTTTTT